TAGTCGCCTGTTGCAAAACCCACCGCCCCCAATTGCCGTCCCAGCTCTTGGTCCCGACGTGGCCAAAATTGAGATCCGGCATCAGATGCACCTTGCCGCCAAGAGCGCGCCACTGCCGACAAAAATAGGTATCCTCACCCTCATAGGTCATCCTGCCGTCGATGTCTCGCACGCCCGAGTTGAAGTAATTCAACCATACGTCATTGTTGTCGTCGCGGTACTCTAGCGCCGGCATGGCCTCGAAAACCGCCCGATTGATCCGCATAAATCCGGTCGGCACATACGCGGCTTCGAGATTGCCGTCTTCGTCGCCCCACAGCCGCTCGGTCTCAAAGCGTATCGGATAGGCGATGTCGTCCATCTTTTTGCGATAGACGCCACCGATAAGCGGCCTGGTCGCCAGCGCGATCTTGACCATATTCTCCGGCGGAAAGTGAACGTCGGCATCGACAAACAGCAAATCCGTCGCGTCGCCGGCGAGGAATTGCTTGACCAGTATGTCGCGGGTGAAATCGAGGTACGGATTGCCCGGCTGCGCCGCCAAGGAAAACTTGATCCCCACCGAACGCAGCGCGTGCGTCCCCATCACCACCGACAGCATCGTCCACGGGCTGGGGTTGCCATAACATGGCATGGCAACATGCAGGTGTTCCGCTGCCGCGCAGTCGTAGATCATGTCGCCGGCATCAGCCCGAGCGCTATCAAAGTCTCCTGGATCTCGGTCAGCACCGCGAGCGACACGGTTGTCGTCGACGCAGTCGTCAGCGCCGTGTTGCTCCCGGCCGCGCGCTGTGCGACCGGCGTCGCAACGCCGTAAAAGCCGATTTTGCTGGTCGTCGATGCCCCAAAAACCGAGCCGGTCGGGTCTCCGGCGTCGACCTGCTGGGTCGTTTTATCGAGAGCAATTGTTGCCGCCGTCACTACCGCCATCACAAATTTCCTTTCTGTGTGCACACTACCGTCGGATCGGACCAGCGCTGTTCCCTGCCGGCGGCGATTTCGGCCCGCATCGCGGCGGCCAAGCCTTCGACAAACTCTTGCGCCATCTGCGGGCCGACCCGCACCTCTTGCCGCCGCGAGATATCCCACACGATCAGCTGGTAGAGATCGTGCTTGTCGGGGCGAGGCGATTTCGGCATCGCCCGCCCCCACGGATTGAGCGGCCGAAAATCCGCCGGCAAATCCATCTGAGACATCAGCCGGTGAGCCTTACGGCCAGCTCGGGATAGAACGTTGCCGTTCCGTAGAGGCAATCGATCCGGCACGGCACCACGTCATTATTTATGTCGTATTGCCGGACGATGCGCAGGCTGATGTTTTTGTACATTTCCCGCGCCTTGAAGTCGACGCCGTCGGGCAACTCCAGCGGCACCGTCACAAGGCCGAACGCATCGCGGACAAAGCCGAGATTCTGCGCGTAACCCGTGCTGGCGGTTCCGATGACGGTGATGGTTGCGTGGCTGATCGGCGCCGCGTCAACCGTCTGGTAGGCGCCGCTCGTGGTGATCGCCGGGTAAATCTGCAGGTTAGCAGCACCGCTCGACAGGTCCGCCGCCGCGGTCAGGACAAAGTTCTGCAATTGCCCGGTTGATTGCCGGTTTTGCGGGTTGATCGAATGCACGTTATAAAACGTGATCACATCGCCCGCATTGAGCGCGTTGCCGGGGGATGCGGTCCAGTTCGAGGACGCAATCGACGATCCGGTCTCGCCGGCGTTCGTCGTGTAGCCGGCCCCGGCATAGGCGCCGACCGTCTGCACTTGGATGTTCTGGTCGAGATAGATTTCAAAATTGGCAATCGCGGCCAGGAAGCCCTTTAATGCCGGCTCCGCTACTGAGCGGACATAGAGCGTCGATAGCGCGGAGGCCATCGCCCAGTTTGCGGCCGGATTGAGGATCAGCACGCGTCCGTCCTGCGGCACGGCCCCCTCGTCCATGCGTTGGCCGACCTGGGCCAGAAACGAGAAGTTGTTCGGCGTCGTGCCGGGCGTCCCGACTTCGTTGAAGACCTGGCTCCAATTCGCCAGCACGTCGTAGTCGACCTGATTGGCGAGCTGTTCTGCGGCGGGCTTCAGATAACGCTCGGAAAACTCCTCGATCACCAACGTCAAATCTGCCGACGAGAACAGAAAGTCGACGTGCTTCTGGTTGGAAATCGTGATCGATGTCGCCGGCTCGGTAATGTTCTGGATCTGCAGGCCGGGGCCCGACGACACGGTGAATTTGTTCGGCTTGCGCACCGTAAGCGTGGTGCCGATCTTGACGAACTGGTTCTCGAACTGGCGATTGACCTTACCGGCCGCGACCAGATTGTTGGCAAGAATCACCAGCGTTTCGTTGCTGATGACCGAGGGGGTGAGAAGTGAGTTTGTTGCCACAAAGATTCTCCGTTGAGGGGTAATCCGCTCCTTTCTCCGGCGTTAGCCGACCGGATACGGCGGGGTTACGGTCCCTCGACGGATGGGCGGTTTACGATCCGCCCGAACGTACGGCGCGTTAGGACGGCGCTACGAGCGCCCCATCCCGGACCAGCCGGCGCGACGCCGGCCATACAGTTGTTCTTCGCGGTGGGCCGCGTATTCTTCGGTCGTCATTTCGCTGATATCGCGCGCCACAGCCGAGCCATTCGACGGCACCAGCGGGTTGATCGGCGGCGGCGCCTTGGGGGTCTCAACCCGCGGCTGCTGAGCGAGCGTCGCCTCGATGCGGCCGATTTCGAGAACGGTGCGTACCGGATTATCACTAAAGCCGGATATCCGGGCCGCTTCCTCGGGGTGCGCGCCGAGCCAGTAGGCAATTTCCGGCCCGACGTCGGATTGCATGATGGCGTGCGCCATCGCCATCGTGATCGGCAGGTCGGCACGCTCCGCGACTTCGGCGTAATCGGTGTGCCGCGTCACCGCCTGAGCGCGCTTCTTCTGCCATTCGGCCTGTATCGCCTCCTGCTGGCGCTGCTGCTCTGCCGCGGCCGTCGCGGCCTTTGCCGCTTCCTCACGCTCGCTGGCACGGCGCTCAAATTCCTGCGTCGCCGCCTGGGTGGCGCGCGCCGTCGACCATTCGAGAAGCGCGTCCTCGTACGCGTCCGGCGTCTCGAAGGCGTCGCGGTGCGGGCGATCGGGAACCGGTGGCGGCGTCGGCGTTGCGGGTTCTGCAACCCGCTCCGTCGTCAGCCGCTCGACGGTCTCAAGCGCCTTCGCCAGCCGTCCCGCCAATTCGTCGGCGCGCTTCTCGGCTTCACGACGATAGCGATGCTGCTCGGCAATTCTCTCGTTTGGCGTCTGCGCCCGCCGCTTTACCGGCTCGGGCTCGGCCGCCTGCTCCTCGGCGGCAACTTCCGGCAGCTCCGGCTCCGGTCCCTGTTCCGTGGGTTGCGGAGCCGGAACTTCCGGCGCTACCGGATCGACAGCACCCTCAACGGGGATCGACGCGGCAATGTCGATTACCGGCGCGTCCGACGTCGCCGACAATGCCGGCCCCGGCCGGCCCGTCAGCACGTCAGCTTGACGTTCACTCATTAGTGAACCTCTGAGCGCGGTTCATCGGGCATCATCATCGGCGTTGCCAGCTGTTCGCGTAACAAATTGACCCCTTCTGCCAAGGCTTTCAACTCCGTTGCCACCTGTTGGTTGTGCGAGTCCTCAGCTTTCTGCACAATTCCGAGTAATTTAGCCTCAAAATCCTTATCGATCTTGTCCTGCCGTTGCTGCCGGTCGGCGCTTTGATCGGTCAATTGCTGCATCATCGCGGCGCGCTCGGCCGTCATTTGCTGGATCTGCTGCTGCAATTGCTGCAGCATCGCCTGCACCTGCGGCGGCACGTCCTTGACCTCGGGGCTCAGCACCTGCGGCGGCAACGCCTTGGCGAGCCGCGTTGCGAACTGATCGGCGTCGGGCCAATCCTGGTTCTTGGCGATCAGGTCCATTACCAATTGTCCGGCTTGCGGCAAGGCGCGGACAAAATCCATCATGCTCTCGGCCGCCTCGACCCGCTTTGTCGCGTAAGACGGCCCGATCGTCACCGTCACGCCATACCGGCCGATGCCGGGATTAAAGATTTTCATTACCTTCTGCGACACCGGGTTGCGGCCTTCGCCATAAGCCTGCGGCGCGCCGGGGTCGACCTGGACCTGCTCCTCGTCGCCATTCTCGCGGAGAATCGTAATGATCTGCTTGGTGTCGAGCAGCTTTGGGATCAACTCTAGGAAAATCTCGCCCTGCCGGCGTAACGAGCGGGCGCAGTTATCCGTATAGTGGAACGACCCGACATCGCCGGCGCGGCGCAATTCGCGCAGCGCGCGCCCGCTTTCGTCGTAGGTCTTTTCCTGCAATGTCGCGTCGAACCTGATGCCGGTCGTCGCGTTCATGTCCTGCGCCGCCGCCTGCTTTAACGCCGCCCAAGCCGAGGGCTGGGTCGGGAACGGCTGACGCTGCGGCGGCGGGGCCGGCTGGCCGGTAAGATCGGTCTGCTTGTATTCGAGATACGGCATGTTTTTGACGTTGGACTGCTTCCACTCCTCCTCATGGCCCTCGAATTGACCCTCAACCCCGACATACGGGGCCTTCGGTTGCAGTGCAATAATCTCGGTTTCAGCCGAAACCGCGTAGTTGTAGCTGCGCTGCGCGTCTTTCGCGAAGCGAATGATCCCGGCGTACTTAACCTTGCCCTCGATGTCGATCTCGTCCCCGATCACCTTGACGATCGGGATCGTGGTGCCGAGCCAATCCTCCTCCTCGAGGATCTCGACGCCCGACATCTTCGACCAGATCACTTTCGGCACGTGTGCTGTGCGGCGATTGATCACCTCCAGCCGCCGCGCCCCTTCGTCAAGCTCGTCCTCGTAGCCGACATGGCCGTTTGCGAGATGAACCAGCTGGCGCTCGTCATACTCGATCGAAAAATATTCGGCGATCCGTACCCGGTCTTGAGTGATCCAGTCCTTCAAACCGTCGCCCGGCCCGCCCTGCTGCCAATTCATCGGGTCAGCGTCTGGCCACAGCGCTTTGAATTCCTCGCGCGGCACCATGTCGGTGATAAATGCGTACTTCGCATCGGCCCCGGTCGGGTCTTGGTGGGCGGGATCGAGGTAAACCGTAAAGGTGTTGCGGATGCGCTGGACGGCGACGGTTTGCTGAAAACTGTCGGGCTCGGCGTAACAGGTCACCGTCCGCCAGTAGCCCTCGCCGATCTTGACGGTGCTCTCAAAACCCCAGTCATAAGCGATCTCGGCCTGACACTCGCGCTCCCAATAGCGCACAACCCCGGCCAGCATCCGAGCAACATCGGGATCGCCCTTGTCGCCGATCGGACTAAACCCGATCGCCGGGCGGTTCATCCGCTCCTCGTTCGTGACCTGATGGACAAAGGTCGGGACTTTGTTGATCGTCAGACAGGGGCGGCGCTGATCGGTGCGCTCGATCAAGGTGTGGCTGGGCCACTGCTCGCCGG